TGCTGCAACAGATCTTAAGAGCAGACTTGGCGAATTATTACTTAATACTGTAACTAAATTATCAGATGCTTTTGCTGACTTTTTCTTTGAGGGTAAAAGAGGATTTGCTGATTTAGCTAGATCTGCATTAAAAGAGTTAAATAGAATTATTTTTAGAGCAGCTTTTATGAAATTTGCAAATCCAATCTTAGGTAAGTTGAATTTATTACCTAATGCAGATGGTAATGTAATAGCAAATAACAAAATTGTACCCTATGCCAAAGGGGGACTAATTTCTCGTCCCACAATTTTTCCGCTTGCTGATGGAGCAGCATTAGCAGGGGAAGCTGGGGTCGAAGCTATCATGCCTTTGCGTAGAGGTAGAAATGGAAGACTTGGTGTAGAAGCATCAGGAGGAATGTCTAATAATATTGTTGTAAATGTAGATGCTTCTGGTTCTTCTGTTGATGGTGATGAGGAATCAGGAAAAGCTTTAGGTCAAGCTATTGCTGCTGCTGTACAATCACAATTAATAGAAGAAAAAAGACCAGGAGGTTTACTCTCATAAATGGCTGCATTTCCTACAACTCCTCAACCTAGTTTCCCTGTTAGAAAAAAATCTAGTCCAAAAATTAGAACTATAAAATTTCAAGATGGTTATGAACATCGCATATTTTTTGGCTTGCCAGAACATCAAAACCCAAAAGAATTTTCTTTAACTTGGAAAAACATTACGGAGTCAGAAATTGACTCACTTGAGGCATTTCTTGATGCTAGAGCTTTAGATGGTGCAAGTTTTACATATACAGCACCTAATGAGTCAAGTTCTATGAATTTTAAATGTCCTAATTGGAATAAAAGTATGGATTTTCCTGGTAGAGCTACATTAACAGCTACTTTTATTGAAGTTTTTGAACCATGACTATTAATCACGATCCAGTTTTTAGTGAAATACAGAAAATAAATCCATCAGCAATAATTGAGTTGTTTACTTTAGAACTTGTTGTTGGACAGCATATTGCAACAGGTAATCCTCAAAGTTTACCAACAAAGTATTACTTTCATTCTGGATCTAATCTTAATGCTAATGGTGTAATTGTTTGGGCAACTGAGCTTTATCAAAGATTTCCAATTCAAGCATCAGGTTTTAAATATCAAAGAGGAAAAATTCCTAGACCTAGAGTTCAAATTAGTAACGCATTTGGAAATATGTCTGCAATTTTAGAATCTGTAAATTCTATTACACCAGGCAATGATTTAACAAATGCTACTTTCACAAGAATTAAAACAATGGCAAGATTTTTAGATGCTGTTAATTTTCCTGGAAACTCAAATCCCTATGGAACACCTGATCCTACAGCAGAATTTAAAAGACAAGTATATACCGTTGATAGAAAATCTATTGAAAACAGAGATATTGTTGAATTTGAATTAACTGGTTCAATAGATATGGCGGGAGTAAAAGCTCCTGGCAGGCAATGTACAAGAAGTTTATTTCCTTCTATAGGAACATTTAATCAATGAATTGGAAAGAAGACGCATTGGTTCACGCAAAAAACCAATATCCAAAAGAATCTGTTGGTTTACTTTTAAATATAAAAGGTAAACAAAGGTATTATCCTTGTGAAAATTTATCAATTACAGCTAATTATCAATTTATTTTAAATCCAGAAGATTATGTAAAAGCAGATAAGCTTGGTGACATAATAGCGATTGTTCATTCTCATCCTAATACTCCTCCTCAAGCAAGTGAAGCTGATTTAGTTAGCTGTGAAGATAGTAATTTACCTTGGTATATTGTTAATCCAATAACAGAAGAATGGGCAGAATGTTTGCCAAAAGCTTATGTCCCTGATTTATTAGGAAGGTCTTGGATTTGGGGTGTTACTGATTGTTGGTCTTTAGTAAGAGATTGGTATAGACAAAATAAAAATATACATTTAGTAGATTATGAAAGATCTATGACTCCAGAAGAATTTTTAAAAAATCCATTGTTTGAACGGTATGCTTTAGATACTGGTTTTATAGAACTTCCACCTTATGAACAGGCAAAAGAAGGAGATGTTTTATTGATGTCTATAATGCACCCAACTTTAAATCATGTAGCAATTTTTCTTGGAGATATGGTTTTGCATCATTTAGCCGATAGACTATCTTGTAGAGAACCCTATTCTGAGTGGTTACAAAAATGTACAGCTAAGAGGTATCGTTATGCTCAGAACAGTTAAGCTTCATGGAGAACTTGCTGAGTTTGTTGGCCATAAAGAACTTAAAGCAGTTATAAATAATACTGCTGATGCAATAAAATTTTTAATTTCTAATTTTCCAAAATTAGAATCTTATATGGCTCATAAATATTATCAAATAATAGTTGATGATTACGATATAGGCGAAGATGATATTCATAATCCAATAGGTCAAGCAGATATTAATATTATCCCTGTAATTACTGGAGAAGGTGGTGGTGGATCAGGAAATCGAATTTTGTTAGGTGCTGCTTTAATCGGTGCTTCTTTTCTTTTTCCAGGTGCTGGAATGTTTGGTTATCAAAGTATATTTGGAGCAACAGCAGGGAAAGGTTTATTAACTGGTATAGGAACTTTAGTTAGTGGTATTGGTGCAAATTTAGTCTTGTCAGGTGTAAATGAAATGTTATTCCCTCTACCAAAACCTGAAGAACATTCAAACGATCAAGATGCAAGAATATCATTTAGTTTTTCTGGTATACAAAATACTAGCCGAGCAGGAACTAGCCATCCCATAGTTTATGGTGAGGTAATAGTTGGATCTGTTGTTATTTCAGCAAATGTTGACACAAATCAGGTAGTAGCATGATTAATAAGAAAAAAATTATAAGAGGATCAGGTGGGCCACCTCCTCCCCCACCTCCCCCCACGCGAACTCCAGACACCTTAAACAGTAGACAATTTGCATCTATTCAAGATTTGCTTTCAGAAGGTGAAATTGAGGGTTTCGCTACTGCTTCTAAGGCAGGTTTAACTAAAGGTACAGTTGCATATACAAATGCAAGTCTTAAGGATGTTTTCTTAGATAACACACCTGTTCTAGGCGAAAGTGCAAGCAATACAAATCCTCAAGAAGGAGATTTTAATTTTTCAAATGTACAATTAACAACAAGATTTGGTTCTTCAAATCAAGTTCATGTTGGTGGTCAACAACAATCTGTTCAATCTCTTATAGGTTTTTCTTCTGCTCCATGCACAGTAGCAAATGGTGGTGTAACAAGAGCTTTACCTCAAGGAAAAGATGCTGTAAAAGTCACAGTTACATTTCCTCAATTACAAAGAACAACTGACAAAGGTGATTTATTAGGTTCTAGTGTTACTTTAAAAATCTCAAGAAAAGAAAATAGTGAAACATCATTTACAGAAAAAATAAGAGATACAATTACTGGACGAACTGGTGATTCTTACTCTAAAGAATATAGAGTTGAATTATCAAATAATTATAGTTCTGCTGAAATAAAAATTGAAAGAGTTACTCCTGATCAAGCAACAGGATCACGAACAATTGATGCTTTTAACGTTAGTTTAATTCAACTTATTATTGACGATAAGCAAACATATCCTGATAGTGCTTATACAAATCTAAGATTAGACTCAGAACAATTTAGTAATATTCCAAAAAGATCATTTAGGATTCGTGGAGTAAAAGTTAAAATACCTGCAGAAAATAGCACTCTATCTACAACAGCTACTTATACTCAAGCAGCTTTAGTAGTTACGATAAGTAGCACAAATCATAAATTAAAAACTGGAGATAAAATTATATTTACAAAAACATCAGGAGCAGGCGTTAATGGAACATTTGAAGTAGCTTCTGTTCCAAGTCTTAATAGTTTTACTTTTACTTCAACAACATCTCAAACAGTATCTACATCAAATTGTACTTATAAGTTAAAACCCCATGTTGACTTGCAAACAGGAAGAGTTAATTATCCAGAAGGTTTTGTTTTTGATGGTACTATGACATCTGCTGAATGGTGTTCATGTCCTGCCTTAATACTGCTAGATCTTCTCACAACAAAGAGGTATGGTTTTGGGGAGCAAATAGCACCTGATCAAAGTACAGATGCAAAGAGGTATCAAAATTTAGATTTATTTAGTTTTATAGCTGCAAGTAAATATTCCAATGAATTAATAGATGACGGATTTAACAATAAGGAAGCAAGATTTAGTTGTAACGTAAATATTCAAGGATCAAGAGAAGCCTTTGATTTAATAAATGATTTGTCAGGAGTGATGAGGTGTTTTCCTATATGGTCAGAAGGTTCAATAAATATTACTCAAGATAGACCTACAGATCCAAGTTATTTATTTAGTTTGGCAAATGTAACTGAAGGTGGCTTTACTTATGAGGGTAGCAGTTTAAAACAAAGACATACTGTAGTGAATGTAGCTTACTTTAATATGGATAGTAGGGAAATAGATTATGAGGTTGTAGAAGATACATCAGCTAAAAGTAAACTAGGGATAATTAAAAAAGATGTAAAAGCATTTGCTACAACTTCTCGTGGGCAAGCTCAAAGATTAGGGAAGGCAATACTTTTCAGCGAGCAACAGGAGGGTGAGGTTATTTCTTTTAATACCTCAATAGAAGCTGGATGTATTGTAAGACCAGGTAATGTTATATCAGTTAATGATCCTGTTAGGCATGGGTTTAGAAGAAGTGGGAGAATAAAATCTGCAACAACAGCACAAATAACAATAGATAGCACAAATGGTTTAAGTAACTTTACAGGATCTAATCAAAGAATTAGTGTAATTTTGCCAAATGGAAGTGTTGAAACAAGAAATATTTTAGGCATAAACAATGATGTTATTACTTTAAATACATTTCTTTCTGCTGCTCCTAATGTAAATTCTATGTGGTTAATTCAAAGTGATGCTGTTGGAGAGTCTGCTCAAACATTTAGAGTTATAACTGTAGAAGAAAAAGATGGTATAAATTTTTCAATCACAGCACTAACTTATATTAAGGAAAAATACGATAATATTGAAAATAATTTAGCCTTACCACCAAGGAATGTTTCTTTATTAAATCAACCAGTAAGCCCACCATCGAATGTTCAAGCATCCGAAATAACTGTTGTAATAAATAATCTTGCAGTTCCAAAATTGATTATTTCTTGGGTTACTGTTACAGGTGTCTCACAATATTTAGTTCAATACAGATTTAACAGTTCTAACTGGGTAAGTGAAATTGTTTTTAGACCTGATTTTGAAATATTTAATACTGAAGCTGGAACATATGAAATAAAAGTTTTTTCATTTAATGCTGCTTTGATATTATCAGCAACATCTTCTGATGTTACTTTTAATGCACTTGGTAAAACTGCACCGCCTAGTGATGTTCAAAATTTAACTATAGAACCAATAAATAATAAATTAATAAGACTTAGATGGGATCAATCTACTGATGCTGATGTGATTCATGGAGGAAAAGTTTTTGTAAGACATTCTAATAAAACAGATGGTTCTGGAACTTTTCAAAACTCTATAGATTTGATAGAAGCACTTGCAGGCAATACTACTGAAGCAGTAGTTCCAAGTCTTGATGGAGAATATATTTTAAAATTTCGTGATGATCAAGGTAATTTTTGTTTGGGTGAAACTTCAGTAATTTTAGATCTTCCTGATTTAGTTGATAGTCAACAAATTTTATCTGATAGAGAAGATACAGATTCAACTCCTTTTGGAGGAACAAAAACTAATTGTTCAGTAGTTTCTGGAGGATTACAGTTGACAGATCCTTCTGCAAATTCTACTGCAACTTATGATTTTGCATCTACTTTAGATTTAGGTGCTGTATTTTCTCTCGATTTAAAAAGAGTTGTTCAAAGTATAGGTTTTGCTTTAGGGGGGCAAACAATTTCAGCAACTTATACTCAATCAGGAACAACAGTAACAATTACTAAAAACAATCATGGAAGATCTGTTGCTGATTATATAGATTTCAATGCAACTACTGGAAATGGAGTTGATGGTGTTTTTGCAATAGCAACCGTTACTACTAATACTTTTACATTTACATCGAGTAGTTCTCAAACTATTAGTTCTTCAAATTGCACTTTTGCATTTGTAAATACGATAGATCAATTAATACCTGCAGGGGAATTGTGGGATGACTATGCCCCTAATGGTAATTTTGATGGGCCTGCTGTTAATGATGTTAGTGCTGCTTTAAAAGTAAGAACTACACAAACAGATCCTTCAGGTTCTCCTACTTATAGTCAATTTAATACTTTTGCTAATGGAACTTTTAAAGGTCGTGGTTTTCAATTTAGATTAGAATTAAAATCTCAAAATACTGGTCATAATATTTCAATACAACAGCTTGGTATTCTTGCTTCTTTTGAATCAAGGACAGAAAGAAGCTATGTAAGTGGTACAGGAACATCAACAGTTGCTTTATCTTCTGGAACAAATGCAAATGGGTTAGATGTAACTTTTGCTAAACCGTTTTTTGTAGGTACATCTAATTTAGGAGGAGCAAATGCTTTCCCACCTTCAGTCGGAATAACAATTCAAAACGCTGCTCAAGGAGAATATTTTGTAATAAAAACAGATACAAATGGAAATTATCTAAATGCAGCAGGGTCAATTATTAATGGTCAGGGATTCAATGTCAAAATATTAGATAGTAATAACAATCCAGTTAATAAAAAATTTACTTTCCAGGCTGTTGGTTATGGTAAAGGGGTGTAATATGGAGAAAAGTATTTAAGTAATGTCTCAGGTTGGCAATAAAAATATAGATAATGCTTCTGGTCAAGTAGTTAGAATTGATATACAAAATACATTAAAAGCTGTAGCTTCCAATAATTTTGGTGCAAAAGCTAATGCAGGAGAAATAGAACCTGCTGAATTTGTTGCTGATAACTCAACCACACCAAAAAAACTTCTTATAAGATCAACAAGTGGAGCTTCTGCTGCTGCTAGTGCAACTTTTTTTGAGGTTGGTAATTTAGATGAAACAAATTTAGGTTTGTTGCTTAAATCAGGCGGCACAATGACAGGCCAGATCTTAGGTGATGATGGATCTGCTGCTGGATCTCCAGCTTATGCGTTTGATAATGATACAGACACAGGAATGTTTAGATCTGGTGCTAATACGATAGGATTTTCTACAGCTGGAACTGCGAGAGTTTCTATAAGTAATTCAGGTTTAGATATTACTAATGGATTACCGTTAAGACTTCAAGATTCAAGTGGTTCTCCTTTTGTTTCTCTAAAATCACCAAGTTCTTTATCGGGAAATGTAGATCTCACTTTACCTCCGAGTATTGTTAATGGAGGTTTTTTACAAACAGATAATTCAGGAAATTTAAGTTTTCAAACTGTAAATGGTGTTCCTACAGGTGCAATTTTTGCATTACCTGACACGCAAGCATCAGGAACAGGTTATCAGTCAAATGGTATTCCTACAGGTTATTTAGAGTGTAATGGTGCAAATATAAGCAGATCAACTTACGCTTCTTTATTTGCTGTTATTGGCACAAGATATGGTACAGGTGATGGTGCTACTACATTTGGGCTGCCTGATTTAAGAGGTGAATTTATTAGAGGTTGGGACAATAATCGTAATGTTGACGCGGGAAGAAATATTGGTAGTTCTCAAGGATCACAAAATGAATCTCACGATCACGATGCTGATGCAACTGCTGTATCAACCATTACTGACCCAGGCCACAAACATACTACTTTGGGTCATGGTACAGATGATGATGGAGGAGGAAGAGTTACTGGTAGTGGAGATGGAGGATCAAGTAATAGTAGTATGAATACTAATCAGACAGGAATATCTGTTGCAACAAGCGTTTCTATTGACGTTGACAATGAGGGTGGAGAATCAAGACCTCGTAACGTAGCTATGATGTACATAATCAAAACGTAACTATGGCTCAATCACCAATAAAAAGAGATTTTAAAATTAAAAGAAGAGCAGACTTCCCATTACAATTAATATTTAAAGACTCCAATAATACAAAAGTTAATCTTACTGGTTTTACTGTAGCTGCTGAAGTTTATGACGAGGGTAGAACAAAAAAATTTGCAGACTTTAGTGTTGTTTATACAGACAGACCTAATGGTACAGTTGATATAAAGCTTGCTGATACAGATACAGTAAATTTTTATTTAGATAAACTTAGTTATGATGTAAAGCTAACAGACCCTAATGGGGTTCAAATGTATTATTTAGAAGGTACACTATTTATAAGTGAAGGTTACACAGTATGAGTTCATCTAATCCTATTTCTATAGTTGAAGTAGTGACAGCAGGCCCACAAGGCCCTGCTGGTTCAATATCAGGATTAAATTTTAATATATCAGGAAAAGTCAATAATGCTATCCTTTACTATGACTCTGCTTCTGATACATTTAAAGCAGACAATACAACCACTAAACTA